GCGCGAATTTTCTCCGGCAGATTCGCCTCGCCAAATTGGCCGGCAGCCTGCCGTGCGTCCAGCTCGAATTTCCGGTGCATGCGGTCCACGCGCCCGGTGAAGTCTTGGTCAATAAAGCACTCGGCAAGCGTCAGGGACCGGTAACGCATATTCGGCAACCCTGCTGCCATGCCGGGAACCTTACTGACGTACATGGGTGCGGTGCCGTACACGCCGATGCCGTGATAGACCTCATGGGCCTGTTGCGCAAAATTGGAGGCCGGGGCATAGCGCATGCGGAATATCAAATCCCGCAAACCTTCCAGCCAAATACGGACAGCCGGAATGCGATCGACCACTGGATCGACGGCGACAAGACCCTGATATTTCTGGGTGCGCGGCGTCACCATGCCGTCAATGGCAGAGGCGAACCGTTGCGCTGCCAGGATCGCGGTCGAGTCAAAAATTTTCTCGGTCCGCTTGCTGCCGTCTGATTTTCTCCCCGTAAACTCAGCACGCGCCGGATCGACGTATTCCGCGATCTCTTGAAGGTGAGAATTGAGAACACCGCGCTCAGCGAACAAGCGCTGCTGGGTGTCAACTATCTCGGCTGCGCGCGAGTCGATCACGCGGCGGCACCGGTCGTTACTGCGCCACCGGTGGTGCTATCGCCGGCTAAAATGGTGCTTGCGCGTCCACGGCGTTTTCTGTTTCTATCGCGCTCGCGCACATTTTGACGTGCGCTATCGAGCGTTGGCACAGGTGGCGGAGGCGTTGGTGCATCGGGCTTTGGCGGGGCTTTCGGTTTGGAAAATAGCATCGCCATATTAGTGTCCTTATCAACCGAAAATAGGGTAGTCGTTGACAGCCGTTTTCGCATGCCCGCCACCCCTACGAACATCGCGACGAGCGACCGGTTCCGCAAACGTCAGGGCAAGTGTATCTAAATCATCAGGACTTGCAATACCATGCTTGCGCGCGGTGTTCTTGTCCATTAGCGGAATGTACCGGCCCAGATTGTCATAGTCAAATGTTTGTTGGTTCAACTGCTCAAACAAGGCGCCATCTTTCCCGATGCATCCGCCCTCAGCGATCCAGTCCCGGAAAGCGCCATACAGCTCCATTCGCCGGCTGCCGTAGTGCACTGGGTCTTTCACCTTACCCGATAGCATGACGCCGATGACGCGATAGCCTAACTGCCGCAATCGATCGACGACGCCCGCGCCCACGCCCGTCTCATCGATGAATACCGCGTCCGGGGACCACTCGTCTATGGTCTGTGCCACGACATTTGCTACCTGCATGGTGTCAAGGCCGCGATATCGTTGCGCCGGGATTGTGCAAGCATCGCGCCCTCGCCGGAACCGTAGCACCGTCTCGGCATCACCGAACCGGGCAATGTCCACGCCCAGTACCAGCGCTGCGCCTTGGTCAAACTCCGGCACGCGCTCCTGCGCCTCGCGTACCAAGTCCATGTCAAAGAATTGGTTACTCGCCGTGCGGGGAAACTCGCCGCGAACACGGATGCGGAAAAAGTCACTGTCCTCGCCGTAATCTTCCAGCCAGTCTTGAATTTGTCGCTTGTTGGCAGCCTTGGCCGTCCGGCTATCCACCTTAAATTTGTTCCAGCGGTGCGCGAACTTGCCGCCGTCAAAGCACTCGCGGAATCGGCCATCATTTCGCGTCGGGTTGCCGAACACGCACCAGATCGCGCCCGGCGTTGTCATCGCGCCCTCGGCCACTTCCCATATGATGTCCACGACCGCCGAGGCTTCATCGAAAATAACCAGCACATGCTCACCATGCAATCCGGCGAACGCTTCCGGGTTTTCCTCGCGCCACGGCACGGCATCAACTCGCCATGTTTCGGGCGCATCTTTGTGCTTGAACCGGGTAGCCGTCCACTCGAACCAATGGCTGTTTATCATGCGCTTGTGCCAGAGCGACACCTCACGCCAGGTTTTCGTCTCCAACTGGATCACGGTATTCGCCGTCACCACGCCAACCAGGTTCGGCCGCGTGCTCATGCAGAACCCGATCACCCAGGCCACGGTCGCGGACTTGCCGACACCATGCCCCGAAGTGGTTGCCATGCGGACTGACGACGAGGCATCCATCACGCTCGGGTCCAGCTTTTGCGCATCGGCAATCGCCGCGCTGAGCTCCATCCCCTTGCGCAGCCCCTCGCCCAGCTTTGTCAGCCACGCCGTCTGCCACTCGTCCGGGCCGTCCCAATGCAGCAAGTCCCCCTCGCCCCAGTGATACGCGTACCGGACCCATCCCAGCGGATCGTAAAAAAATGAGCCCATGTCCGCGATGAGCTTGTCATCGAACTCGGCCTGAGTTAATTCCTTGTGTTCGGGTTCAAGCATTATTCGTCATCAATCGTGATCTGAATCAGCTTGTGCTTGCCCATTTCCAGTAGCCATACATTTTCCGAGCCGCTGGCTTGCGATCCGGCAAAATAAAAGCCGCCTTCTTTATCGTAGCCGACGACGAGCACCGTATCCAAATCAGCCGCAAGGGCCGAGTTCAATATACGCTCAACCGGAATTGGCAGGCAGGTAACGAGCCCTCGAAGTGGTACTACGTTGCCGGCGTCGCCCGACTCAGCCACCTTTCGCCTCACGCAACGCCGCCCGCGCTTCCCGCAGCTCGTCGGCAGTGGTACCCACCGAAGCCACCGCGGCAGCATACGCCGCATCGGCCTTGGCCACTCGGGATTCGAGGGCCGCGAAGTCGATGGCGGCAGCGGCCACCATTGCCTCTTTCGCCTCGGCCATTTCTTTGCCAATTCGGTCCGCAAATGCAAGGTCGGCGGCGGTGGGTTCCACGTGGATCGTGTCGTCGCCGGCCGGGGCCTCAGCCACCGCGCTCTCTGGCTTCGATTGCTTCGCGGATGATTGCTTCTTCGTCGCCATGAAATTCTCCCGTTTCGAGTATGTCGGTTACGTCGGCATCAGCCGCGCCAAATGCATCATCTGCCGAAGCCGCGAATGTGTCAACTGTGCCGGACGCTGGCTGGGCCGTCCCCTCCAGCGGCTCTCTCGCCGCTTGCGCCCGCTTCCGCGCCGCCTCCAGCTTCCCGGCCATGTCACCTTTCACCGTCACATCCACCGCCAGCCTGTCGCCCCACACCTTCTGGCCCAGTTTGGACATCACCCACTTCAAGTTGTCGGACTTCACCTTGTCCGCCATCGCCGTCTTGGGGCCCGACGCGCGCGATACGTCGATCAGCTCGTGGTACAGATTCTCCGCCAACGCCGGCCGCGCGCTCTCCAATAAAGCCCGAAACTCCGGGTGCCGCACCCGCCAGCCCGTTATCAACCCAGGCTGCGGCATCGCCGGATGCATCTGAGCTATCTCGTTGTACGTATGCCCCGAAGCGATCAGCATCGCGACCGCCTGGCCAAGCGCCGCCGAATACACCGGCTTCATGCGCCCGTTCCAGATAACTCTTTCGATCACCAGCCCGTCGATTTCCTCGCGATCATGGCTGATCGTGATAGGTGCGATATGGTCGCCGTCAATAAGGCCGATGAATGCGCCCGGCTCCGTGTCGCTTACCAGCTCACCCGACATGTCCACCCCACTGCATCGCCATAGCCTGTGCCACTCCCTGATACGTTGCTGACCTCTCGCGAGCGCGATCCGGTCCCGGCGCCATTTTATGCACCCGGGCCTCCCTGCCGTCAACCACATTCGTAGGCATCAACAACGGCAAGCCATCCAGCCACAGGCAAGTCGCTTTCGTCTCACCATGCCCAAACTGCCACGGCTGGATGATCTGGTCCGGCTTCCTGTACAGCCGCGACAGCACACTCACCGGCTGCTCGAACGCCGTCCTCGGGATATGCGCCGACCTGCGCACCAGCGCCATGAAAAACGATACGCCTGCCGCCTGCCGCCCATCGGCCCACTTATCAGCGAACCACTTGGCCCCCGACACCGACGTATGCGTACACGGCGGATGGAATATCGCCACGTCCCACGGATAGTCGATCACGTCGAACACTGAACCCTCATAATGAGGTCCCGCCCGGCGCGTCGGCAACAAGTCGCAACTCATCGCCCGGTGTCCTAGCGCAATAAACGCATCTCGCACCACCCCAGACTCCTCGCATCCGATCAGCACCTCAAGCGGCCGAACAACCTGCGGCAACGCCCCCACAAAAACGCCCATACCCACTCCCCTTAAAAAAAATAATGCCAAGCCAGCTTTCGACGCCACACTACGTCAAGCCGTGGCGCTTGTCAAGACATCTTTATAAGACATCTTCTGAGGCGCTGGTCACGTGTGGCCTAAAAAATCGGGATGAGTGGCTACCCCTACCAGAGCGTCGGCGGGATTCGCCCCCCTCCCCCTCCCCTATTTCGATTGCACCGGCCACATTTATTCTGTCGATCGTGTGCTGCGCTGCGTGTGCGCTTACTACATAGCAAGGCAAGGCAAGCAAAGGCCGTGATGTGATGATGTGCCCAGGGTTTCGTGTCATTCATGGTGCGCGGCGTGTGTATGGTATGCGTCTCATAATCGCACCGTGTAGCGTGAGACGTGTGCATAACTTCCGTTCATGTTTACATAATGGGTGTTATGCGAAGTAGGATTGTGGATAAGTCGGGCGAGTTATCCACAGGCTTGCTGTCTCACCAATGCATGAGACGCTGACGCCGGAAGCCTGTCGATCATGCTGACAAAGTACAGTCTCACTCTACCATGAGACGGTAAAGGTATTAATTTGCTATACCAATCGCCATATATTCTGGAAAGTATAGTATTTCGATACGTTTGCGAGGATTGTTAGGGAACGGTCCAGGATTACCTCTCCCTAATTAGCGCCTATTTAGCACCGCCTCTGAGAGCAGTGTAGCAGATGACGGAAACGGGCAAAATTCCGTATAGATTCTCTAGCGTTTTTGAAATCTGTGGGCCACGTCACATTTTTTGGGTGTTTTTTTGGCACATTTATGAATGTATGCTTAACCCCAGCTGTTAAGTTTCATGTTCACTAAAAAGCAGCGCCTAACAAGCACATTTTAACGTTTCATTAACATTTAAGCATGTAGCAGATGACG